CATATAGATTTAGAGGTGGTAAAAGATTTGCTAATATAGGTGCGATAGATAAGTGGGTAGTAAGAAAAGGTTTAAAAGCAGGTAGAAACGATAAAGGGCAATTTGTAAAGCGTAAAAGTTTAGTAAGAGCAATAGCCAGGAGTATATATTTATACGGTATAGAGCCTACTAACTTTATTACAGATGCGTTTAAAATTAATTTTAAAAAGTTACCTAATGAGTTTACAAGAGCATACGCTAAAGATGTAAACAAATTTTTAACTTTTGTAACAAAAGAAATGTAAACAATGGCGGTAGTTTTAAGAACAACAATGCAAGGTAATGCACAAAAATTAGCACCTGCATATTCTGATATAGTAGTATATGCAGAGGGTTTACCACAAAATATTATAGATACAGGTTTTAATGTTAAGTATTTTATAAGTATATCAGTAGATGGTGTAGGTATAGCTACACTAAAAGCACCTGTAGATAGTAATGGTAAAGCAATATTTAGAATAGCATCTATACTACAAGATTACACAAGTACAGATAAAAGTGGTTATGATTTAGCAGGTAGTTCAGTAAGTACATTTAATGGCAACACAATGTTAGAAAGCAATCACTCTATACATCAAATAGACAAGTATGCTAGAAATAGAGAAAATTTAAGAAATTGTATTTGTATAGGTGGCTATGAATATAGTGCAACAATTAACGGTAGTATAATTACACAAGCGTCTTTATCGTCTGATGTTAATTTTAATTTTTTTAATTCTGTGTTACAACACAACGCAGGTTATAGTACACAAGATTTTAGTGATTTTCTACTAACAGGAACAAGTAAAAAATTTTTATCTATTTTACCTAGTACAAGCCAAAAAATACAATTATCACAATATCATACGCTAGGCTTTTTAAACGGTAAACATTATTTAGATAGCAAAGTAACTAGAATTAGAATAAAAACCTATAACAGTAGTGATGTTGTAATAGCAACACAATATGTAGATAATACTATTTTAAATGGTGGCGCACCTTTTGGTAGTAGTATTACAGCAGATATATTTAATGCTACTAGCAATACAAACGAGGGTTTATTATATATAGGCGTAGGTACTGCACAACTATCGCAATTAGGTTTTGATATGACTAATGTAAGCTATTATACTGTAGCCGCTATGAATGTAAATACTGTAGTAAGTCAAACATATAGATTTGACATACAACAGGCAGACTGCAAAGGTTTTGAAACTATAAGATTAGCATTTCTAAATAGTTTAGGTGTATATGATTATTATAATTTTACTAAAAAGTCTATAAGAAAAACACAAATACAAAAGACTGCAATAAAACAAAATTATGGTACTATACCTAGACAAGCAACTACAAATTCTGGCGATTTATTTAATTTTGACTACTACACACAAGGTACTTATGACGGTGGCACAAGAGCATTTAATGTAAATGCAATAGAAACAATAGAGGCTAATACTGATTTTGTAACAGAAAGTGAGGCAGAAATATTAGAAGAGTTATTTTTATCGTCAGATGTATATATGCAAACAGGTACAACATTTGAGCCTGTAGTAGTTAATGAAACAGAATATATAAAGCAGACTAGTGCAAACGATATGTTAAAGCAATACATTTTGACAATAGAGAAAGGACATAACACAAGAGTACAAAGACTATGATAAAATTAGTAGTGCAAAATCAACAAAACGGTGAGTTTGTAGAGTTAGATACTTTTGGTAACGAAAATATTAACTTAACACTACAAGTTGACGACATAAGAGATATAGAGCATAAACAAGCGTCATTTAGTAAAGATTTTGATTTACCTGCTACAAAAAAAAATAATAAATTTTTTGAACACTTTTATAATGTAGATCGGTATACTACAAATTTTAACATATATAAAAATACTAAAGCATTTTTGTATAGCGAAGATGTTTTATTACTAGAGGGTTACTTAAAACTAATGAATGTTGTAGATAAAAATACAGAAGTAACATATAATGTAGTAATGTTTAACGATGTTGCAAACATTATAGAAACATTAGCAGATGCAACTATTAACGATTTAGATTTCACAGATATAAACCACGATTTAACGCCTGTGAATATTGTTTTATCCTGGGTTGGTTTAACTGCATTAGATAGTGGTGGTACTACAGACAATGTTTATTACCCTTTAATAAATGATGGGCAAATCTATGTAGATGCAGATGGTTTATATATGCAAAACTATCAAAATAATTATGTGTTGAATATAAGTCTAAAATATGTTATAGATAAAATATTTAATTTAGCAGGTTTTAGTTTTGAAAGTAGTTTTTTTGAAAGTGATTATTTTAAAAGTATATTTTTTGATATAGGTATAAATTATAATAGTAGCGATTTAGAAAATGAAACAATTACAGCTACAGTTGGTAGTGGTACAGATAGTGTAGGTGTAAACAATGGCACAAATATAGGCTCTAGCTTTGATAGTGCAACTGCATTAGCATTTGTTAATGAATCTGGCGATGTTAGTAGTTTATTTGATAAAAATACAAGTACATTTACTGCATCTTTTAATTCATACATAAATGTAGAGTACACAGTAACAATATATAACGAGAGTACATTTCAGTATGGCGATTTAAGACTATATGCTAACGATGAAAATATAGGGCAAGTATTTTTAAATGAGGCACAAGGTGACGGTAATCCTACAGTAGAAACGAAAACTTTTAGTGCTAGTTTATTTGTAGAAAGTGGCGATACAGTAACATTTAAATTTGTATCTACATTTGCACAATTAATGATAGATAATGCAAATGCTAGTATATCTATTAATATTTTAAATGCACCTACTGATGTTATAATAAAAGCTAATTTAGGTGACATAGCACTAGAAGATATACTAAAAGATGTTATAACTGCATTTAATTTAACTTTAGAAAGTAAACAAAACAATATAATAAAAATAGAGCCACACTCTGATTATATAACAGATAAGGTTATTGATTGGACGAAAAAAATTAATTCTAATGAATTTGTAATAGAGCCTATAGAAATACCTAAACGATTAGTGTTTAAACATGTTGTAGAGGATGACGATTATTACCACAAAAAATATAAAAACATACATAACACAGAGTATGGTAGTCAAGTACTAGAATTTGATGTAGATAGCACAGAAGTTAAAACTATAGAATTAAGCGTATTTGCCGCACCATTCACAAAACAAATAGATTTTACTAATATAAATTTACAACATATAGCATCTGATAATGGCGTAGAATTAGAACGATTTGCTAATGCACCTAGACTAATATTTAAAAATCCTTTTGGCTACGATGTTAATTTAACTGTACAAGACGACAACGGTGCAATATTTGGTGCAGGCTATAGTAGTATAAATAACGGTACACAATATGACGGCAGTAATGACAATAACGCACCATTACCACAAGTTACATTAGATGGTAATAGTTTATTATTTGGTTTTACTAATCCTGTATATACACCTACACTAGCAAATATACCTAGCAATACTTTATTCAATAAATATTGGGCAAATTACATAAATGAAAAATATAATAGTACAAATGGTTTAATACTTAAAGCAGAATTTAACCTTACACCAACAGACATATATAATTTTAGCTTTGCTAATATAATTAAAATACAAGAGCAACATTACAGAGTAAACAAAATTGAGTACAATACAGATAGAAATACTTTAGCTAAAGTAGAATTATTAAGAATATGAGAAAAATAGCAAGAATATTAGATAAAGGTGAAGTATTATTTGTTGACGATAAAGGTACAGGTACTACAAATGGCAATAAACAAGATTGTTTAGCTTTTGGCTTTAAATTTCGTAATAATAAATGTTACTGTTTTGATACTACTATAAACCTAAATACAGACAAAAATAAAATAAAGGGTAACATACTTAAAGGAAATGGTAGTTATGCGTTAGGTATAGGTAATGTTATAAAAAGTGGCATAAACAATGTAGCACTAGGTTTTAAAAACTTAATACATAGAAACGCAAGTAATTCTATAGCTTTAGGTAAAAACGCATATGCAGAAAATTTTGGCGAGGTTGCCATTAGTTCATCTAAAACTACTAATAGAGCAAAATATAGCATATTGCAATACGATGGTGTAACAACTGACAATACTGCAACAGAGTTGTTTATAGGTGGGCATAATGGTGCTAGGTTTTTTGTAAATGAGAGTTGCAAAAGTGCATACTATATAGAAAGCAAACTAGTAATATTAGATGGCACAAATAACAATGCTTTTTTTATTACACATTATATTTTATATAAGTATGCAAATAATACACTAACAGAAGTAATAGAAGTGCCATTATTAAATCAAGGCGACAGCGCATTAAATTCAGTATCTGTAACATATGCACCTATAAGTAGTACACCAGACTACATAGAGATTAAAGTTACAGGTTTGACAAGTACAAGACTAGAGTATAATTTAATATTACAAGTAACAGAGATTAAAAATGTATAAAGCAGAAGATTTTAAATTATTTGGTGAATTGATAGTAGTAGGTTTTAGTGCATTCAAAGATGTTTTACCGTTAATAACTAAATATAAAGATAAAACTAATTATAACGAGATAATTTTAGGCAAATGGCAGAAAAAATAGAACAAGTAATAAAACTTAGAGCAGATACTAAAGATGCCGACAAAGGTTTAGAAGATGTAAAGAAAAAAACCGAAGATACAAGTAATGCCGCAACAGATGCCGCACAGAATTTTAGTATAATGGGCGTTAGTATAGGTGGTATTAAAACGGCTTTTGCTAAAGTTATACCTATGGCTAAGGCTA